TAACTCTTAAGTATTATAACGTTATTGCAAACCATTTTGCAAATGATAGCGAGTTTAATTATATATCAAAATGTTTCATTTTAAATAATGATATATATAAATTAGCGAGCATTTTGGCAAAATATCGTCAATATGTTAGAATATATAGTTTTAATGTTATGTCTTTTGTAAATAATTTTTTCGATGCTTTTAATATCGAAAATATAAAGCGTTATATTGCTTTGCAATCAGACACTTATAGTAGATACTTAGAATGTGATAAGCTAAAAAAATATTTTTCTTACGTTAAATCTTTATCTTTTGAGTATATTGATATATCTAATAAACTTGATAAGTGTATTGAAAAATTAGATACTTTGATAGAGTTAGACCAGGAAGAAAGAATTTTAAAAGATAATGAGGCTTATGAGTTAAAAAAACGTAATAGCGTTAAAGAATATCCTATAAACCTTTGTTAGTTTCTGTTTTTTTTGTAACTTTGCATCAAGTTAAACATTTAAATATTATACGTTATGACAAAGAGAGTTAAAATTAGTCTTACTGATTTTAGGTTTATGCCAAATGGTTATGGTTGTTACATTGTTAGTTATCAATCTCCTATTTCTTTTGATATTTGGACGGCTTATATTTACGATATGACGTTAATTGATTGCACAAAAAATAATAGCGATTTTGTTAAGGTTAAGGATTTAAATCGCTTAAAAGCTATGGTTAAATCATATTGTTTTAAGCGAGTTAAGTTTAAAAGTGTTATTTATCATTCTTATTTATATGAAAAATAAATCATTTATGTACACCGTTCAATATAAGGACGGTGTACCTACCGATACATTATGTAGTGTAATGAATATGTACGTTAATATTATAGCGTATATTCATTTTAAACTATTTAAAATCTATATGGTTATAACATCTACTACTGATGGTAAACATATGCAGAACTCTTTGCATTATAAAGGTTTAGCCATTGATGTAAGAACTAAGGATAAAACCGATATTCAAGTAAATCAATTTGTTAATTTCCTTAAGTTTCATTTTAATAAAATATTGGATATTGTAATAGAAAAGGACCACGTACATATAGAGTACGACCCTAAATAATGCTGTAAGGCGAAAGAGGGGGTATAGGGGGCACACTGCCCCCATAGCGATAGCACTATAAAGCGTAGCGGTTAAAATGTGCGCCCGTTGATGCGAAATGAAATGTAGCATCTTGCGCACGAGCTGAAACGAATGTGTAAGCGATACCTAAATACTGCGCCTGCGGCAATTTCCATGTATAGTTATTTTTTAGTTATAAATTTTAATATATTGAATTATGGAACATTTAAACCCAGAGTTAATTAACGCTATCATTGCGGTAGTAAGTTTTGTAATAGGCTTATTCACAAAAAAACCTAAAATTCGTAAGTAGTATGTTTGGAAAAATTCTTCCCCCTCCTGTTATTGCAGGAGGAATTAATACCGACAGAGTTACGTTAAAAGATACTTTGCAGAATGGTAAAGTATTAGTTACTAAAAATGTCAATAAACCTGCTGTATTGCCGCCATATAAAGAGTACGAGTTAGACGTACTTCTAGATGCAGGAATAAGCCTAACACAACTCAACCCCTCTGTGTTAGGTATAACTCCTATTGATGATACTTCAGCTTTAAAGGTTTTGAATGCACAAGATATTAATGTTTAATTTTTTATTATGTTGAAGTTTAATTTAGGTTCTCATACAAAAAAATATGCTCACGATGGTAGTTATAATATAAATACTACTAGTGACTTCGGAAGTTTTCAACCAATTTGTAGCCAATATTTAGCACCAAACGACACTTATATTATAAGAGAGTTTAAACAGTTGGTACGTAATGCCGTTATGCCAAATCCTACTTTTGGTTTTATAAAATGTGTGAATAATTTCCGCTTTGTGCCAATGCGTGAAATATTTCCGCAATTTGAAGCTTTATTAGCTGGTAAAGATATACATTCTTATTTGGTCAATTATAAGCCCACAAAAGTACCTACCATTTCGAATTCTTACTTAGTTTTTATGCTTGGACTTTTTTATGGTAAATTAAATTTTCAAGGTTACCGAGCTGAAAAAACAAAAGCTTTGCATATTAGTCCTAATTCTTTGATAAAGATGACACTTACGAATTCAATACCTAGTAGTTGGGATTTATATTTGAAGTTTTTCAAAAATAAAGGTATGAAATTCGATGATAAATACGATGTATTTAAATCAAAGTACACTTTACGTAGTGGCGATTTTATCGATACTACAATATCGTATAGTAATTGTGATTTTATGCTAACTATGGACGATAATAAAATTTTATATATTCGTTTGTCAAACGCTGGTAAGCGTTTATTTAAAATATTTAAAGGTCTTGGTTACTCTCTTGATGCGTGTAATATGAATCCTGTAAGCGTATTGCCTTTGTTTGCGTATTATAAGGCTTGGTTCGATAAGTATTATCCTACTCGTTTTAAAGGTTGGCAGAATACTGCTTGTTTTGAGCTCATTAACACGATATTTGAAGCCAATTTGCAGGATTTAACCACTTTAGACACTAAAGAAAATAATACATATCATTCTCTTTTGATTAACTTTTTTGAAGAGTTGGCTAATACTTGGTATGTATTTCCTGATGATTATTTTTCAGCAAATCAAACTTCTCCGCTCGAAAATGTTGCAGGGGATATTACACTAGGTTTAAAGTCGGGTTCTTCTTCTGCTGAAACTCCTAGTCCTTACGGTAAACAATCTGTTCCGAATATTGACAATAAAACCGATTTATCTTTAATTAATATTCAAACATTACAACGAGTTACTCGTTTTCTTAACAAAAACTCTTTAGTTGGCAACCGTATTAAAGAATGGGTAAGAGTTCATTATGGTAGTGCAAAAGTTAGTGAGTTATTTGGAGATTCTAACGATATTGCAACTTTTATAACAGATGTGCAGTTAGACGACATGTACAGTAGTGCAGATACTTTAACTAAAGATGGTACACAAGGCGAGCCACTTGGTAAGCGTGGCGGGCGTGGTGATGGTTTTAGTGGTGAAAACTCGTTTAAGTTTAAAGCTTCTGAATTTGGCTTTTTGATTGGTTTTACAGCTGTATATCCTGTTAGTTATTATTTTCAAGGAGACGACCCACAATTATATATGACAAGCCGGTACACTTTTCCCACTGCTGAATTTGATTCACTCGGATATGAGCTAACCCCACTTGCGCAAATAATTGATAATAACGGTATCAATATTGACAATTTGGATAATACTACTAATAAATCTTTTGGCTTCTTACCCCGTTATAGTCAATTCAAGTATAAGAAAAATTTGATAAATGGAGATATGCGTTTGCACTCTACCAAAGACAGTTTTTTATCTTTTCATCTTGATAGGTGGATACAACGCAAGGAAATTATTGTTGATAGCGATAAAAATTTATTGGTTATTCGCAACGATATTCCTGATGCTGGGACAGAATGGCGGTATATCTCAAAATATCCTCAATTAGGTTATTTTAACCGTATATTCTTAAATTCGGGTAACTCTTCTCCTGAAGATGATACTTTATCACGTGCTGACGATAATTTTACTATTCAGTGCGTTGTGAGTGCTAAATTTGTAAACTCGTTAAAACCTCTTTCTAATTCTTTTGATACTTTTGAAGAGGATACTGACAATTCTACTACTTCTGTATCTAACGTTTAGTTTTTATTATTTATTGTTAACTTGGGGGGTATATCCCCCCCTTATATTTTATATTTATGAGTTTAGGTAGTTTTTTGAGTGGGATTGCTGGTCAAAGTATAGGCGGATTAGGTTTTAAACTTGGTTTTGGTTTGCTTTCAAAATTTTTAGGTAATAAAGTTGATAGTGCTTCAGCTATTGCTCAATATAGGAAAAAAACAGCTATAGATATGGCAAACGCTAAAGAAATGGCAGCTACAAATGACAAATATCAGCGTAATTTAATGTATGATACTCCATTAATACAGAAAAGTGGGCAGCAGGCTGCAGGGCTTTCCGTAGCTGCCTTGAACGGTGGATTTAATGGTGGTAGTGTTAATTCTAATGCTACTCAGCAAGTTCCCGTATCTTCCATTTCGCAGCCCTCTAGTGGTGATTTGCTTTCGGGTATTATGAATCTTACACAATCTAAAGTTCTTGAAAAAACGGCTGATAAATTGGTATCTGAAAAGGAAGGTCAGGACATTGAAAACGCAAATAAGAAACGTCAATATGAGGATGAAACTAAACAATCTAATTATCGCATTGAATGGTTACGTAATTTCTTCGAGGAAAAGAAACGTGTTGCAGATGCAAATCTTACTGATGAGGAACGTAAGAAGATGGATGAAGACGGAGCTACCGTTATAGCTAAAGCTTCTGACGGATATATGAGTGAGACACGTTTTAAGTACGCTATTGGTCAGCTTGATTTAATTTCTCAGGGTATGGATATTGAACGAGCAGAACAAGAGAGTCAACGAGCAGAATATATTTATAAGCAAAACCTTTATACTATTATGGATAACCCAGAAAGTATCAAAGCTATTTCTCAGCTTCCTGTTGAAATCTATAAAAAAGCTGTTGAAGAAGTTAGACAGCTTAAAAATGGTAACGACTTTTTTGAAGCTTGTAAACAGTTTAGATTAAAAGTTGAAGAGTTACAAGTTGCTTTAACTCAGTCTAATATTGATAAAAATGCTTCTGAAATTAATTTAAATAATTCTAAGATTCGTGAGATAGATGCTCATATTAGAGAAATGTGGGCAAATATTAGACAAATGGATGCATTTACTAAATTAGATAGCCTTTTGAAATCTTTAGATATTAGTGACAAAGTAGCGGAAATGTCGTTTACTTTTAAGAATATTATGAAGAAATATTTCGATACTGGTAAAATGGATTGGGCTGCTCTTGGTGTTTGTTTACTTGGTGGTATTGGTGAAACGTTGCAAAACGCTGCGCCTGCTGCTGCTGGTGCTGCTACAGGTGGTGCACTTGGTAAATCTAGAACTGTAACAGTAAATCACGTAAAGAAATGATAATCTATACTGTGAAAAATACATTTAAAACATCCACGCGTTAGTTAGTGGGTGCTCACTTGCCTAATTATGCTCAATCGGTACAACCGACAACCCCTGTGTTGTGAAATATGTACATTTACTCTATATAAATAATATTTCATTATGTTAATTAATAAACCCTCTTATTTTTCCTTTAGTTGCGGTACTTATGTACCTGAAAATAGTGTTATAAATTCAGCTGTTAGGCGTGATGGATACTACCAACGTTTATGCAGTGAGATTTATGATACTTATAAAATTGGCGGCACTTGCTTAATGTTGCTTCTTACATATAATAATAAGTCTTTGCCTTTTACTTATAATCCTTTATATAACGAGTATGCGCCTGTGTTTAATCGTGAACACTTGCAGATTTTTCTTAACCGATTAAAAGTATATAGCCGTCGTAAACAATTAGGCGGTTATAAGTATTTTATTTGTATGGAATACGGAACTGAAACTAAAAGACAGCATTACCATTTATTATTATTTGTACACGATAAATCTAAATATAGAGATTTTATTGATTTAGTCCGAGATATTTGGGATAATTCTTTAAAACTTGGCTTTGTATTCCCCGATAAAAATATAGGTAGTTATAATAAAGCTTTGTTACGTTCTCGACACTCTGCCGCTTCTTACGTTTCTAAATATATTACAAAAGATGTTGCCTATTTAGGACATCCGAAAATAATTAGATTAAAACAATATTACTATGAGTTGAAAAGTAAAAAGGAATATGAGAAAGCTCTTGAAGTATTGCGTTGTTTTCCTCGTATTCTTCAGAGTAATGGTATTGGTCAATCTCTTGAAAATCAGCTAATTAATGATTTTTCGGGAACTTTGCATCGTGGTATTTTAAACCCTTTAACGAAAAAATACGCTCCGATACCTCAATATGTAATTAATAAATATATGTATTCTAACGTGTTAGCCTTTGATGGTCGTAAAGGTTTAAAAAGTAATGCTTTATATGATAGGATATTAAAAGTTGATACGGAAAAATATATACAATATAAATTAATTTCATTAGATAATTTAACTCTTAAGTATTATAACGTTATT